TGTTTTTGCTAACTCTAAACTAGAGCCATTAGCACTAAACTTATTACCAGACTTATTTAAAGGACCCGCTACATCATTGAAATCAACAAATGCTTGTGCTTGGTCATAAGCTGGGAATGGGAGGTATACAGCACCTTCTACTATTGAATTACCTGTATGTATTAAGATACCAATGATTACATAATCTCTTCTAGCATCTTCTGTAATTTGTCCTACGAATTGAACTACATTACCACCAGCATCAATACCTATGAATGATACGATAGCTACTGCTAAATAAGTTGGAGTCACTGCTTCATATGCTGGCCAAGTGACATGTATAACGTTTGGATTTTGTGGGTCAGTATAGTTATCTACTATAGTACCCTCACCAGCTGCAACATCGAATTTAGTTACGTCACTACCGTTAACTGTTAATAAACCACCATCTGTAATGCCTGAGGCTTGGTGATTATACGCTAAACGCTCTTTAACTATAGTATGTGTGTAGTCTTCTGTATTACCAAATATTACATATCTTTTTATATTTGTAAATGGACCAACTTTAGCGGTGGAGTTTGGTTGTATTTCTATATTATTAAACAAAGCTGAAGACGAGTCTCGAACATCTCCAGGTAAGTTACCTAACCTTTTTAATGTGATTACATCAACACCGTTATTCGTAATAGTGAGAGATGATTCTTGATCTAAATCTAAGTTTAATTTTTGCATTAGTCTTCTTTCTTAAGTTTTTTCTTTGGGGCTTTTTTAGCCACTTTCTTTTTCTTTTCAAATAATTCGTGCTTCTCTTTATCGAAGTCTTTTTTGTTTATTATCATGAAACCGTCTTCATGTTTTACTTTAATTGTTTCTAATTCATTACTCATTTCTTACACCTTAAAGGCGGGAGCCTTACGGCCCCCTATAGAATTAATCTACTAATAACATACAATGTTCAGGTTTAATCATTTCATAACCCCAAGCTAAAGCTATTTCAAACTTAACTTGTCTGTATTCTTTATACATAGCTACTTCAAAAGCTAAGCCAGAACGTGGATCTTGAATAATCATAACATCTTCTGCACTATCACCTTCCATAGGTCTAGCAGGAACACGAGTTACTAAATGTATAGCATCTCTTGAGAAAGCCATGTTACGTTGACCTTCGTCTTCTACTGTAACAGCAGCATTATCAGCTAAAGCTACTTTTAAACCAGGTGCAGCGATAGTTAAGTTACCAGCACTTAAAGCTACTTCAACAACATACTTGTTAGTATCACCAGCAAATGATATAATATCACCAGCTAAGATAGTACCACTACCAGTATCAACAGCAATCACTGTATCACCGATTGCACTAGAAGCATCATTTAAAAGATAAGAAGCACCGGTACCTTTAGTGAAGTCTACGATTTGATTAGACTCACGAATAGCCATACCGAAATGATCAAGTAAAACACCTTGTCTTAAGATATCGTCTGTACCAGCAGTGTTAGCAGCTGTATAAGTTGCATTACCTTTAAATGCGGCAGCAGCAGCGTTACCTAAAACTAGTTGTCTATCTTCAATTGGAGCACCATTGATGTTTAACTCTTTAACAACGTTAGCTACATCTTTGTAGTTAGCAGCGTCAAATAAAGTAGTACCAGCTGGATCAACTGCACGAGCAGCTTTAGCATGTAAGCCAGCAAGATCAGCTTCAACTTCGTTAGCTAGAGTACGGATAGCTTGTGCAAACTGATTCTGAAGAATCATGTTATAGCCAGGTCCTGTATTCATACCACGTTGTTCTTCACCATTCCAACGAACTGGAACGTAACGTGATTTAGAGATTGTTATTGTTTTGTTACCAATTGTTTGGTCGCCGTTATCAGCAGGTAATTGACCTGGTGCGATATCAGAAGCAGTTGAAGCAGGAGCTACAAAACTACGAACAGTTTGGTCTTTAGCAGCACGTTCAACACCAGAATCACGTGATACAGCAGGTACTAAACCTACTAGTTCGCGAGATACTCTGTCAAGAGCTGCATATAAATCTGGAGTCAGATTAGTTAGCGTATTAGCCATTATTATTATTCCTAAAAATTATTATTTAATTAAACATGTGTTTAATCTGTTATTAACCCACCTTTCAATATATAAGGCATTTTCTTAGCCTCATCCATTTTGTTAAAGTCTGCGCGGGTCATTTCTGTTTTATTGTGAGCACTGCTCTTTGCTCCGGTAGCACCGCCGCCGTTGCTTTGATTGCCTTGCAATAAGGGCTTGTACTTATCATCGTTCATAAACTGATGTTTTAGAGCGTCTAATGCAGTTTCAGATACATCACCTCTTTCATCAGCTATATTGTTAAGCTCTTGTGCCACAAAATGTGCTAGTAATTCTGCACTCTCTGGGATAGCTTTTAATTCGTTTGTTAATTTAAATGCCTTAGCATCTATATTCTGTTTTACTGCTTCTTGTTTATAAGAGTTTAATTCTTCAAAAGCTTTGTTTCTTTCAGCTTCCGCACTCTCTAGCAGTCTCTCAAAATCTCCGTTCTTTTTAGCTCTAGCTTCATCCTCAGCTTTCAAAGCTTTGTTTGTAGCTTGAACTTTCTTCTTCTCACCTAACAACTCATTGTTCTTAGCTAGGATACGTTCCATATCTGCTTTAAGTTGTGTTACTTCAGCTGCATAATCTACTGCTGGAGCTTCTTCTTGTTCTACTTCATTGTTAATTTCATCTGTCATTTGTTGCCTCTGGCTGTTATTGACTAACTCACTCTATGAGTTATATTTGATGTCCAACTCCTTAAGTTCTCTCAAAGATATTGGTCGGTACTTCTCATCGACGAAGTTCTTACGAATCTTATTCTCGTCTTTAAGAATCTCTTGCTTAAACTCACTAGATTGTGAACTAAGCCATTTTTGATATTCTGTCATGTTGTACTTACCCTTACTTTCTCACCTACTTCATAATCAACACCAGGTACTAAAGGTCTTGTAATACTTCTACAGTTATAATGTGCTTTAGGTCTAGGACCTACACCGATAGGATACCTTCTTCCGTCGTGTGCTCTACAGTAATCAGTAGTGCCGCTATCTAATACTGACACCCATTCAACGTATTCAATCTCGTTGTTAGCTTTATAAACCTCTTCACCAGCTGTCTGTGCTGCGTGCCCTGTACCGGCTCTTGATAAGCTCTTGCTTTGAACTGCCAACAATCCACCTGTTAAGGCTGTTATAGTTGCTGCTGCTGCTAGAACATCCCCACCAGTGATTTGTGAATCTTTAACTGGTTGTGTTAAGTTCTTAGCTGTGTTCTTTGCAAAGCTATTTAAAGCTGGTTCTAGCTTTCTGTTAGCTTTCTTATCTGATAACCCTACTGGCATAGCTTTGTTAAGTAATGCTGCTAATACGGCTGCTTCTGTAGCCTCTGCTACGTCTTCTAATTCTTTCTTTAAGATTCTAGCGTTGAAATCAGCCTCATGTAAACTAAGCTCTTTAATCTCTTCTAAAGCTTGGTTTGTTGCTACCTTCATTAAGCGTTCTAAATCTTGTTGTAATTGTCTAGTGTTAACATTATCAATACCGTTTATCATAGCTACGATAGCTGCATCTCTAGCACTATCTAAACCACGTTGTATTGTGTTAGCTACACTACCAGCAAATCTTTCTAAGAATATCTGGTGTCTTATTAGTTTATTCTGTATCGATGGCATTATCATCTACCATGAAAGGGTCTGTGTTTAACAGCTCTTCGTCTAATTCTTCGATTGTCTTATCGACATCAATAACGTTCTTTTGTTTTAAGTCGTCTCTAATCTCTTCACGAGATACAAGCCCTCTATCAAACAACATAATGCTTTGTGCTATTAATTGTGGGTCTGCTGATTCATCATAAAACTGTCTATTTAATTTAAACTCTATCTCTTCCGCATTACCACCCATAAATAAAGTACAAAATACCATAGCTTTAATTAGAGCATCATCAACATTTAATACGATAGTGTGTAAAGCGCTGTTCTGTGAGCTGAATCTAAGTCTTGCAGCTTCTGCTGTCTCTCTACCGCCTGGTTCTGAAATTAATCTAGCACCTATATAAGCAGCTTGTTTTAATTTACTCTTCATAGCTTCATCAGCTAATTGATTTGGGTTGGCTTGTACTAAGCTAGCGTTACCGCCTTCACCTAAGAAGTACCCTGCTCTACTACCGAACTTAATACCCTGCGGTAGGGCTTCTTTAAACTCATCAATACCCCAGCTACCTGAAACGAAAATAGTCGGTTGACCTACCACGAATACAGATTCTTCATAATCTGCTGAGTT